GGCTGGCCGTACTACCAAGGCTAACCCAGACGGTGAAGACGAAACATGGTGGTTCTCAGAGGGTCGCAGTATGCTGGACTCATGGGTACAGTTCCGGACTGGTCAATTAGGCTGGAGTATCTGGACCACCCCTGACGGTAAGCCTGCCATTGAAATCTCAATGACCCCACACATGGGTGATGTCCCAGTCCAAATGGGTATTGACCGTGTTATGGTGACACCAGATGGTGAGTTAGTCATTGTAGACTTAAAGACTGGAAAGTACACACCATCATCAGACTTACAGTTGGCACTGTATGCTGTTGGCATGGAAAAGACATTTGGCATTCGACCAAAGTATGGTACTTACTGGATGGCACGTAGTGGTACAACTTCACCACTGATTGACCTAGACTTCTACACTAAGAACATGATAGAGAAAATAGTTGGTGACTTCGACAGAGCACGTAGAGATGCACTGTTCATACCTAACTACAATCACTGCAAGATGTGTGGATTCAAGACAGAATGCGAATGGAACAAGGAAGGAAAGTAATGACAGAAAAAAACTATGTAGTCAATGTTAAGACTACCAAAGGTACTATTGTCACAGCACGTGGAGATAGTGCAGAGGAACTAATCGAGAACATTGAGCAACTTGTTAAGCAAGGTGCAGCAGGTGTTATTGCAACACTAGAAGCAGTGCTGACGGGTACGCCACCGGTATCACCCAGTAACAGCGCAATCGATACAGTGGTTAATGCGCTAGGTGGCACAGTGGTTAATGAAGTGGCAACGACTAGTTTCGCACCAGTACCACCACCAACTAGTGCGCCACTACCTACATCAGCAGGTCAGGTGTCATGTTCACATGGTTCAATGATTGGTCGTAAGGGCAACGGTGCTAAGGGTGAATGGAAAGGTTTCTTCTGTCCAACACCTAAAGGTACACCAGACCAGTGTCCACCACAGTGGCTCACCAAGAAAGACGTTGCTTGGAATAGCATCTAATCTAATCACTACCTAGGAGATAACATGAAGACACTAATGAGAGCAGTAGGTCGCCCCGATATAGGGGGCGAACCTATGCCACCAGTGTTTCGTGCATTTGATGACAACCAAATCATCTTCCGTAGGGCAGAGGTCAGCATGATTGCAGGTCAGCCAGGGGCAGGTAAATCCACACTTGCCCTTGCGCTGGCCTTGAGAATGCAAGCACCGACCTTGTACCTATCAGCGGATACCAATGCACACACTATGGCGATGAGATTGTACTCAATGATTACTGGTAATTCACAATCAGATTCAGAGAAGATAATCTCGGAGAATCCAGGGCAAGCCAAGCAAGCACTAGCCCAAGCATCACACATCTACTGGTCATTCGATTCCAATCCTGGACTTGGTGACATTGACGATGAGGTAACAGCAATCGAAGAATTGCTAGGTGAATCACCCGCACTAATCATTGTAGATAACCTCATGGATGTGGCGATGGATGGTGGCGAAGAGTTTGGTGGTATGCGCTCTGCTATGAAGGAGTTGAAGTACCTTGCAAGAGATACCAATGCGGCTGTGCTTGTACTGCACCACACTAAAGAATCCTACAGCGCAGACCCATGCCCACCACGAAGCGCAGTACAGGGAATGGTTAACCAACTACCAGCACTCATCCTTACAATCGGACAACACCAAGAAATGATGGCTGTTGCCCCTGTAAAGAATCGTTACGGTAAGGCTGACCCTTCCGGTAACACACCAGTGTGGTTGCGATTCAATCCTGAGTACATGTACTTGGCTGACCTGGAGGAGGCACGATGAAAGGTGTAGATGGAATCTACGTTCGTGACAATCCCAATCCAAAACCAGAACTAACCCTAGAAGAACTGTATCAAAAAGCATTGGATGATATAGTATTCTTAAGGTATGCCAATCGTGGATTGAAAGATGAGTTAGCAATTTCAAATGACATTAGACACAAGCAACATCTAAAAATAGTGGAGTTAGGTGGTACACCATGAGAAAGAAAAAGATTAAGTGCAACCAATGTCATCAAGAACAAGAGACAGCGACAATCTTTATTCACATTGTAGAATGTGATAGGAATGTAAGACGTTATGCTAAGAGTCTCATTGCCGAACTGGAACGAGAACTACGTGAGTAAAAGTAAACAAAAGGGTACGTCAGCAGAGACTGCTGTAGTTAACTGGCTTAAAAGTAAAGGAAGAAAGCATGTGGAACGACGAGCACTATCTGGCCTTCTTGACAGGGGCGATATTGCTGGCATCCCTGGTGTTGTTCTGGAGATAAAGAACCATCAACGCATGGAACTATCAGCATGGCTCAAAGAGTTAGACGTTGAGATGATTAACGACAAGGCAGATACCGGTGTAGTAATACACAAGAAGAAAGGTACTACCGATGTAGGCATGTGGTACGCCACAATGCCAGTACATGGATGGTATAAACTATTGGAGGAAGCAGGTTACTAGTGGAGAAGCATAGCATACTTGCAGTGCTTGAGCATTACGGTGGGTCAATCTACCGTGAGCGCAGCGGATGGCAGAAACTTAAGTGTCCATTCCACGATGACTCACATGCATCAGCCACTGTTAACATAGAAGAAAACGCATTCAATTGCTTTGGATGTGGCATTAAAGGTGACACTTACAAAATCATTATGGAGAAGGAAGGAATAGAATTCCGTGAAGCAGTCAAGGTCGCAGAAGGAATCACTGGGCAAAGCAGTTTTACACTACGCAAAGTACATAGCGGAGGCAGAGGGGTATCTAGCAAGTCGGGGAATCACCTTAGCAGACGCGCATACAGCCCACCTGGGCTTGGTCGTAGAGCCTCTACCAGGCCATGAGCAATTCATTGGCAGGTTAGCAATCCCATACATCACACCTACTGGTGTGGTTGACATTAGGTTCCGTTCTATTAACGGAGAAGAACCTAAGTACATGGGTATGTCAGGCAGTGAGACAAGGTTATACAACGTAGCAGCAATCGGTCAGGCAACTGACTTCATAGCAGTATGTGAAGGAGAGATAGATGCAATCACTCTCACGCAAAAGTGTGGTATCCCGGCAATTGGGGTTCCTGGGGCTAATTCGTGGAAGAGACACTACTCGAAACTCTTACAAGACTTCGAGCGTATCTATGTATTTGCGGATGGCGACCAGCCAGGTTCGGATTTTGGCAAGAAACTTGCGAGAGAAGTTCAGGGAGTTATTGTAATCAACATGCCAGATGGGGAAGATGTTAACAGTATATTCAACAAACAAGGAACAGAGTTCTTTAGAGAGAAGGTAGCAGCATGAGTAAGATGAAGAGTGAGTGGGAAGATGAATACTTCGGCGAGGGACACATTTACATCGCAGGAGATTGGGGTTATACTGAACCTAATAAAGGACTTCGGGATAAAGATAGAGAACGTGAAGAGGCTAAGCAACGACACCCTTCTTCAGGTAACTCTAAGTTTGCCAAAGAAGAGATAGAAGATTTCTGCTTGAAGTTTGCGCTGTACGACATACAGGATGAACTTGCAGATGTCTTGCTGAGCAAGCACAATGACTATGGTCCAAAGAATATCAGTGATGCACCCGGCGGTGCTCTCAATGGTATCCGTGTTCGTATGCATGACAAGACTGCAAGGCTTAACAACCTTATAGATAACAATAAAGAACCGAAGCATGAATCAATCCGAGACACACTCGTGGACATCGCCAACTATGCAACCATTGCAATCATGGTCATAGATGGTGTATGGGACACAGAGTAAACAGATAAGGAAAACAACATGAAGCGTATCGTAGTACTATCCGACATGCAAATACCGTATCAAGATAAACGTGCAACTCGTGCAGTTATGAACTTTGTTGCAGACTACGAACCAGATGAGTTGTTCTGTGTAGGTGATGAGGCTGATAGCCCAGAACCTTCACGTTGGAACAAGGGTTTGGCTGGAGAGTATGAAGGTACTTTACAGAAAGGTCTAGACGAAACAACCAAGATAATGACTGGCTTCAAAGAAGCCTTAGGTGACAAGCCTTTCCATACAATGAGGAGTAATCATGGAGACAGAATTCAAAACTACGTCACACGATTTGCCCCTGCTCTTGCATCGTTACGTGACCTTGAGTATTCCAAACTGCTTCGGTATCGTGAGAACGAAATTACATATCACGATAAGTTTTATCAGTTCACACCAGGATGGATTCTCGCTCATGGAGATGAGGGTCGTGCCAGCAAACAACCTGGTGGGACTGCTCTTACCCTTGCTAAACAAATTGGGGCTTCGGTTATCTGTGGTCACACGCACAAACAGGGTATTCAACATGAGCACACCGGCTTCGGCGGTCAGATTAGACACAAGTTATATGGGGTGGAAGTTGGCCATCTCATGGACCTATCGCAAGCGCACTATCTCGGACAGACTGGTGCTAACTGGCAACAGGGATTCACTATACTCTACCAACGTAGAGGCAATGTAACTCCTGTCAATGTTCCAATCAATGGCCGTTCGTTCGTAGTTGAGGGTAAGGTTTATGAGTTTTAATGATAATTTTGTCCAAGAGTATGAAGGCATGGTTCGACAGATTGCATCCGAATATCATCGCAAGTATCCAATGGTGGAGAAAGCAGATTTAGAGCAAGAGATTTGGTTGTGGTTCGTGCAGCATCCACGCAAGATGGAAGAGTGGACAACTACACATGAGTCGAAAGACTCTGACAAGTTGATTGCTCGTTCTCTACGTAACGCTTCGCATGACTATTGCATCAAGGAGAAGGCACGAGTAGAAGGATATGCACCTGACGATGTGTTCTTCTACAAGAAGGAATTCATCAAGATGATGATTCCTGCTGTGCTATCTGATGATTGGCAGAAGATTGAGAATACCATGGCTAACATGGGGCGTACGATGAAAGCCCCGTCTGAGTCCGGTGACTTCATGGCTTATGCTGCCGACATCAAGAAAGCATTTGAAGAACTTGATGAGAAGGAACAGAACCTAGTGTTTCTGTTCTACGGTGAGGATGTTGATTCAAAGACACTTCATGACATGGTTAACAATGAACGACCAACTGCTAGGGCTACAGCAATGGCAGCCAATCGTTCTCTCAACAAGATGGTTCGTAAACTAGGTGGCTTTGCGCCACAGAAGGATAACGATTATGTGGAACACAAAGAAGAAGATTCAGAAATTGAAGAAGGAACAATCTCTGGAATTAGAAAAAATTCGTCATAACTTCTACGAAGAAATTGATGAATTATGGTTTAGACTTTACAAACTAGAGAGGAAAGAAGATGATTTGCCAAGAGTGTCGCAGAGCAGGAGATGCATCAAGATTGTCTTCTGAGTCCACCCTAGCCCACATGTTCCGAAGGGAACTATGGTATAAGGCTAAGACCCTACATGCTATGTGTAGTGCAGTAGATTGCTACTGTCAGCATATGGTTAAGGCTATAGATTAAATACAAAAATACCCCCCTTGGATTTCTCCTTGGGGGGTTTTCTTGTTTGTATAAGTTATATTAACTATACATCAATCCATTTTTGTGGATTAACAGAGTTTGTTGCATTCCATTTTTCTTTTTTTTGAACTTCAAGATGTAGATGTGGACCAGTAACATGACCTGATTCACCAGACCAACCAATAATTTGTCCACGCTTAATCTTTTGTCCTGGCTCTACTTTAACTTTTGACAGATGCATATATCCCGCCCAGAGTCCCGGAGTGCCGTCAGCAAACTTAACATGGTCAATAATAATATGCTTGCCGAATGCCTGACCCCAACTAAGTGAAGTGACAGTACCGTCGTTACAAGCGACAACAGGAGTGCCAACAGGCGCAGCAAAGTCAACACCCTTGTGCATGCCACTTTTGTACAAACTACTTCCAGTTCCATATGGTTGCGATACCTTAAATTTTTTATCTACTGGGCGCATTAGTGACCTGCTACCTCATCATTATTAACTGTTTCACCAGCAAGGGATGGTCCATTAGCACCAAACTTTGCTGAAGCAAGAGATGTTAATACAGATAGTAGTGCTGCGTATGCAGCAATCTTGAATGCATCAAGGTTTGCACCAGCAATATCAGCACCAAAAGTTGCTACTGCTGTCTGAGCAAAAGTTTTAATGGCACGTTCTGCTATTGCAGAAATAAACTTCTTAGTGTTCTTGTTTAATTTCATTTATAGTTTCCTTACTGTTACTAGCAATGTGCCACCATAGCCGTTGCTATCTTTATCTGGGGAGGATTCGTTAGTGAAACGAACCTCTTCAATTACACCTTCAAATGATTCATCTGTTCTGAAATCTTTAATCTGAACAAAGTCACCTATTGCTTCAAGTTCTTCTAGTTTTTGAACAACGTCATAAGCACGACCTCTGTAACCAAATGAAGCATTGTACTTGTCCATCTCCGTATCAAAGCAGGACAATGGGAACTGATAGATTCTTTGACGTGGTACACCAGGCACAGACTTTAACTGGTATGACTGCAGTACAGGATAATCAGTTACAGGTGAACCATTATTGAGTG